TCTATCCTAATGTAAGTATGACTTTTGGTTATATCACGAAGAATACCCGTATCACTAACAATCTTCCTAAAGATCATTATGTTGATGCAAGGTGTATCAGTGGTAATCCTACTGCTAAACCTCTTGGATATTATTTCTATCAGAAGAAAGTAAGATGCCAAAACAGACAAATACACAAAGCTAATTTCTTGAAAGGTGGCAGAAAGAAACTCAATCAAGCACCATTCTTGGTAAAAGGCTTTAGGTTGTTTGACCTGGTTGAATACCAAAAAGAGTTGTATTACATCTTTGGAAGAAGAAGTAGTGGTTCCTTTGATATTAGGAAATTGGACGGAACTAAAGTGAATAAAGGTTCTATCAATTGCAAGTATTTGCGGTTGATAGCTACAAGAAAAAGTATATTAACTGAAAAGAGAATGCAAGTAAATTTATGAAGATTAATTTGTTTGTAAACGGAAATTTGGTGTGCGACCGAAGCAAAGCGAGGGAGCACAGAGGGGCTTTAGCCCGACAGAGGGGCTTTAGCCCGACAGAGGGGCTTTATGAGATAATAGCCTTAGATGGTAGTGATATACCAGAAGAGTTTGATTTGTCACAAGCTGTCATTATTGATGGTGATGTACGTGTGACGGGTAGTTTGACAATGGGCGGCAATATCGTCTGCAATAAATATGTGGAGGTATAGTCTATGGGTCACTCTAACGGTAAAATCACCGCACCTGTCGGATTGGATAGTGATGTATATCCTACCCTAGGTATTGGTCCTACTAGTGATGGTTATGATTTAGGGTATGCGTGTGCAAATACGCATGGGAGAATAAACAGATATTCATATATAAAACCAATTGATAGATCTGATTTAGGTGTTGTGCAGTTTAACGATTCTACATATACTGCATTTACAAAAATGATAATATATACAATAGGAAATACTGTTCCATCTAGCACTATTGCAGAGTATAAATCTCCTAAAAGTGTATATCGTATTGCTGATTTTGATGGGTATAATCATGTAGAATATCCTGTTAAACTTAATATAAACATTCTCCCGTCAAATATATTAGATTATGATACGTATAGTCAAACTGTAAAACTTGATTTAAATGGAAGTTCTAGAAATCTTTTATCATTACTTATAAATGACACTGTTTCTAGCTCAATAAAATCATGGAGGTGCGCTATTTTAATTATTGCAGAGAAGAATGGTAGTAGAAGATTTTTCCTGGGAGAAAAAGGTACTTCTGATAGCCTAAGATTAGGTTTTTCTCCAAACAATTCAAACATTTATTCTGCTTTTAAAAGTATGGATATAGGCACTTGGTCTTGTACCATAATGGCTGTAGCTGTACATGGAAGTCACCCTGACAGTAATAATGAAGCACATGAGATTTCATCATCTACAGGATATAAATTTCCTATTATTCCAGAGTGCTTTGGATATAAGACAAAAATAACAGGCGTGAAAATAACTACCCCTAAAAAGAGATTTTTCTATAAAGTTATTTTTATAGATAATTCAGGTAGGGGAACATACATACCTTATGACATACGTGTGCAAATGGTTGTACAAGATAATAATAATAAAACTTTATTTAATCCTGGTATTAAAACATGGGGTGATATAGAACGTGATTCTATTTCTGTTTCTGGGAGAGAATACATTTACGAAGAAAATTATACAATAGATGATGGAAGTGGTAAATTAACAGGGTTAAAATGTTTTATGACAATACCTGATTATGAAGAAGAACCTGGTATTTGGGAAACTCCAGATTTAAGTGGAAGTAATTATTCTAGATACATATATAATCAAGGTTTACATACCACAGAATTGGAATGGGATTTATCTAGTAAAGAAGTTAATGAATTTAGAGTTTCTTTATCATATAGGGATTCTTCCCAATAACACAATTGGTATGTATATAAATACCTAAAATAAGCCAGAAAGTTACACGAACTTTCTGGCTATTTTGTAACCTGAAAACAATATGAAACCGATACCTATGTATCCAAGATTGATTAGTATTTTTTGCCATTTAGACAATTCCTTTTCTACCTTTACTTCTACAATTTTCTCCACGGTTATTATCGAATCTTTCGTCACTACCGTTTCTTTTTCCAAGGATGAGATGCTGTCTTGTAGAAAGTCTTTCTTGTTTTTCAAACTATGAAAAAGCCTGCCATCCGACATTATTTTAGCGTCTGATACGGCTAATGATGTTTCCAAGTGTGAACTATCTTCAAATGTTGTATGTTGTATGTGTTCTGTTGGAAGAGTTATTATTTTTGATTGCCATACTACTCTTTCCGTTACTGTCGTGTTGTGGTCTACTATGGTTGTATTTGTCGAAGATGGAAGTAGCTTGCGTGAACAAGAACACGACAGTAACAAAAAAAATAGCAATATAGAAAATGGCTTATTCATCTACTAGATTTGTTGCGATAAGCGAGATAAATTCCTCCTTCGGTATTTCCAATGCTTCGGGAGAGTTCCATTTCACTTTAATTGCACCGTCAGTACCAATGAGTTCAATGATTTTAGCGAATCCTTCAAAAGCGAATTTTCTAGGCCTCATATCACATTCCTCTTTCATTTTCTCTTGGTATGCTTCGGAGTATGCCTTATTCAATTCTTCTGTTTCCTTGTTGAAATCTGCTTCTATCTTTCTGATTTCATCCGCTTCTTTCTTTTCCTCTTTTGTCGCATCTTCCTTACCGTCAATCTCTTTCATGTGATTGATTTTTTGTGCGCGCTCGTCATATCCTTCCTTCTTTATTTCTTTAAGAACCTGTTGCATATCATCATCGAATGCTTTTGCAGCTTTGTCGTAAGCGACACGCATAAGCATGATTTTTGCTTTCAGTTCTGATGGAAGTTCCTTTCCTTCTAGTGATAAGGGGATATTCAAGAGAGTTAATCTCTTTAAAAACATTTCTTGGTTTGTCATTTCTTCTTGCTGTTTAAATTGAAACTGATGAGATGCCTTTCGTGTTGATGTATTTTGTAACATCGGTTACGAAAGAGTTGATGATAGTAATGATAGCAATTTGTGCTTCCAAGTCGGGATGATCGTTGTAGTTGATTGCGATACCACCGTTCTGATTGAAATAGAATGTAGCGAGTTGGTTCTCTGATTCCAATGACTTCACCTCTCCGCCATCAAATGAATCAATGGTTTTACCGTTTGATACGTTTACATTCGCATTCACCTTGTATTGTTTTTCCACATTAGCTTCATTGCTGAATGTTACGCTGGCTGAATTTACGCCAACGAGTGTTACTTTGTTTTCTTCTATAGCCATAGTTAAAAAATTATTTTATTGCAAAGATAACATAATCGTTTTTATCTACCATTTTAAATATGTTAAAAAATACTAATGGATTTTTGTTTATTGTGAATCATGTTGTTATGTTTATTTTTGTTATTTTTGCCTTTATTAAAAAAAAGAATAACTATGGCTGATGTTGATTTAGGAGCATTAAAGTTTAAGATTGGGCTAGATGATTCCGGTCTTGACAAACAGATAAAGGATATACAGAAGAAGTTGCAGGACACTTTTAACCAGGAAATGTCCTTCAAGCCTATGTTGACCGATATAGGCAAAATGAATGACGAACTTAGCGAGGTTGTAGATAAGATAAACAAAGCGAATGAAAACGCATCCAAGGTAGGAAAAGGAAAGTCGAACAAGAAAATGGATATACTTGTTCAGATGGAAGAGTTGTCAAACAAGATTGTCGAAGCGACAAGGGAGTATGACAAGCTGGAAAAGACTTACCGTAACCTAGGCAATGCAGGCGGAGATAAGGGGATGGCTACAAGAAAAGCCAATCTTGAAAGTCAGAAGAAAGCGATAGATGATCTTGTGGCTGAATTGAACAGATTGAAAACGGCATATTCCCTTACTGCTAACAGTGCGCCCAAATTGTCCATTTCCGATGAGAGAGAACTTAATCTTCTACGCCAGCAATACGAGATGGAGATTGCACGGACAAAGGAGATGGATAGACAAGCATCAAAGCAGGAACAGGCGAATAAGAAGATGCAGCAGACCAATCAGAAGTATCTACAATACCTTTCTGGTCAGTCTGGACTTGCCCTTGGTATGCCGGAGGGAAGTGCTGAGGACTTGAACAAGAAGATTGCCGCTATACAGAAACGCCTTGAGCTATTGAATAAGTTTAAGGTTGAAGTTCCTTTAAACAGCAATCAGATAACAAAGGCTGACGCTCTTATTCAGAAATTGCAAGGCAGATTGGAGAAGTTGCAATCATCTTTAAGAAAAACATCAACGAATGAATTGTTGAGCATCAATCCTACGTCTATCAATCAGGCTAACAATCTTATTTCTGAATTGACAAACAGGCGTAATGCACTTAATACGACTGATGCAAACTATAACCGTACCCTTACTCTTCTAAACAGGAAGATACAGGAACATAATAAGTTTGTAAACGAAGCTACATCCTATGGAACAAAGATGCAGCAGACCAATCAGAAAAATGCCACAAGTTCAAAGGAATTTACCGAGGAACTGACAAAGCAGAGCAGAATGATGCGTGAGTTTGTCAATACGATAAAGACTTATGCAGGATTCTACTTTTTCAGAGATATGTTTCAGGAACTTGTTGCCATTCGTGGAGAGTTCGAGTTACAACAGGTGTCATTGCGTGCCATCATACAGGATGCAAGACGGGCAGACCAGATATTCAGTCAGATTAAGGGTCTTGCTGTAATATCTCCTTTCCAGTTCAGCGATTTGGTTGGATATACCAAACAGCTTGCTGCATTCCAGATACCTGTCAACGAATTGTATGGTACCATGAAAAGCCTTGCGGACGTTTCCGCAGGTCTTGGCGTTGATATGGGACGTATCATTCTTGCCTATGGCCAGATAAGAAGCGCAGGTGTATTGAGAGGGCAGGAATTACGTCAATTGACAGAGGCCGGTATTCCTGCATTGGACGCATTGAGAAAAAAACTGGAAGAAGTAAGAGGTGTAGCCCAAACTACTGATGATGTGTTCAACGCCATATCAACACGTCAGATTCCTTTCGAGTATATTCGCGAGATGTTTACCACAATGACGGAAGATGGTGGTATGTTCTACAAGATGCAGGAAATACAAGCCGCATCTTTGAAAGGTATGGTAAGTAACCTTGCCGATTCATACAAGATTATGATGAATGACATAGGCGAGGCGAATGATTCCGTTCTGAAAGGAATTGTGGGAAGCATAACCGATGCAATGAACAACTGGAGATATTTCTCTAAAGCAATAGAGGGCGTTGCTGTAGGATATGCCGCATTAAAGGGATTACAGCTAGCTAGAACAGTCATGCTAGGGAAAGAAGTTGTCGCAACAACTAATGCAATTAAGGCTGAGAAATTACGGGAAGCACAGTTGCTTAAACAGGCTGCGATGTACAGAACGCTCACTACTGCCGAGAGATGGAAGATAGCGACAGCATCCAAGCTGTCTGCCGTAGAGATAGCTGCTGCCGTTAATTCGGGAAAGATGTCGGCAGAGATGGCTAAACGTATTCTTGCCACCAATATGTTGACACAGGCTGAACGTCACCTTCTTGTAACCGAACTTAAACTGACAGGTGCGGAAGCTGCAAGAATGTTGTCTATGACAAAAACGACAATGTTGATGAACAGATTCAAACTGGCAACATTCGGTTTGACAAATTCATTGAAAACATTGTGGCTTACGATAAAGGCTAATCCGCTCATGACGATACTTACTGTTGCAGGACTTGTAGCGGAAGCGTTTCATATTATGTCTGCACGTTCGGAAGAGTTCAATCAGAAGATAAAGGATAGTGCAAAGTCTTTCCGTGAATCATACAGTGATTTGCAAAAAGACCTTGACAAGATAAACTTCGATAAACTCACCCCGGGAAACCTTGAACAGCTTGACACGAAACAGTTGCAGACGTATGAAGAAACACTGACTGGAATATTGTCTAAATATGGCAATATGGGGCAATATATAGTACAAAACAGTAAGAAAATAGATGATCAGAGATCTCGTGTGGAATATCTGCAAAAGTCAGCATCGGAACTAGAGCAGGTTTATAAACGTGCTGCTGAAAATGCGGATATAATGTTCAAGGCGGATAAGGCAACATCTACGGGCGTATTTGGCGATTCATTCTCTGATATGCTTAAAGATTACGAGAAATCGTCTGTAAAACTCACTTCGGCAAGTAAGGATATAGAAGAGTTTCGTGGGCAGATAGTACAGGCATCCAAGGAAATTATAAATATGGGTAAGGGTACTAAGGAATGGAGAAACGAACTTACCGAACTGATAAACAAAGGGGCTTCGGCGGCTACTATTGTAGAGAAGATACGTTCTTTGGCTGAAACGTCAGGAGATGCACGGACATTTGAAATATTCAAGAACAAAACCCATTTTGACAGTGAGGAATTGTTGAAGGAGTATGAGAAATTGAGGATGGGCATAATGGGTGAAACTGAAGAACTTGAAAAATCATTTAATGTTTTTGCAAACAGCCTTGAGAAAGAACTGAAAAAAGTATTTGTAGGTATTGATGTAAATAAATTAAATGATGCTCAGAAGGACTTTATAAGGATTCAATCTGAAAATTTTGCCACAACTAGCGAACTTGGGGAGAATGCTAAAAAATTGTTTAATGAATTTATTGACAAAAAATATGCTGTTAAAATAGAACTTGACGATAAGGAAGCACAAGAAGGTTTGACGGGATGGAAAAAATCTCTTGACGAAATTACAGGGCATAAATGGACTATTGCTATAAAGGCTGCCGATGTGAAATCTATGGAGGATTACTTTAAATCGGTAAAACAGGAATATAAGGACGCCAAAAGTTCAATAGAAAATTTACAGCGTACCATTGATATGTATGTTAGCCAAGGAAAGGTTAAGAAACTTGGAGATGAGTATCAAATTACAGGCATTGTAAGCCCTTATGAAGCCGAGCAAGTACAACAAACGGTATATGAGATTAACGCTGCCAACGAAGCGATGTCAAAGGCTACGGGAACGGCAAAACAATTCAACCTTGAACTGGAAAAGCAGAAAAAGGAAGCACAAAAAAGAGATCCTCTTGCTGACCTTTGGAAAAACAGGTTGTCATTGCTTGAATCCGCCTATTCCAAGTTCAAGGATTTGAGCATTAACATAGGTAAGGAAGAAGCCAAAAAGCAGATTGAATCCATCTACGGTTCACAGGCGTTAAAACTTGGCGTAGACCTTGTATATGACAAACAGGCTATTGTTGACAATTACAACAAGGCTGCAAAGGAATTGGAAACACGTGTTCCACAGGATGCTGTTAAAAATGCAAGGAAAGCAGCCGAATCGTCCTCTGAAATTTATGTTGATGCAGCCAAGAAGGTGATGAAGAGGATTACGGATGAGTTTGACAGATACAGGAACAAGTATGACTTTTACAGTGATATACTTGGGATAACGGGTGATTCAGACCTTGCCTTAGACCTTGCCGTTCAATTCAGCGGTGACACATCTACCATGGCTGAAAGTTTTGCGGCAGGTATATACAACAATCTGCAATTCGCATTGGCAGGAATGAATCTTGACCTTGGCGTTTCTGTCGTGCCCGACACGTCTTCATTCACCTCAATGAACCAGTATATCAATCAGGTACAGGAGGCTATTAAGGGGAATAAGAATATAGGTGATGAACAGAAACAAGTTATCCAAGGTATGATTGACGCATGGAAAGGCTATTTCGGTGAGATGGCTAGACAATATGCTAATGATTTGGCTGAATATGGAGATTATTATACCCAGGTGGATATTATCAGAGAAAAGTACCGTAAAAAGATTGCAACCGCAGAAGGAATGGGTAATACATCCTTGTCTTCCGCATTGCAGAAAAGCGAAGAGATGGATTTGTTTAAGTTGACTACCGACTATCAAAACTTCTTCGGTGCGGTGGAAGCTATGTCTATGGAAGCTGCAAATACCGTAGCTGACAAGGTAAGGGAAATGCTCAACAGTGCATTTAGATCTGGTGCTATCAGCGCAAAGGAATACATGAAAGAACTTGAACGCGTGGACAAGCAGATAGAGAAGATGATGAAGAGCAACGAGTCTGATTTGCAAACATACATGAAAGATGGTATTGAAGGTCTATACAACAAGAGATATGATGCTGGAAAGTCAAAGATGATGGCAGGTATGAATGATATGACACAGGCTATGGCTGATATTGAAAAGGCTTCTAACGCATATCAAGAAGCAATGAAGAACGGTGATGAAGAAGCCGCCAATGCCGCTTTGAGTGCCAAGTCGGAAGCCGAATCAAGATATAAGAGCGGACAGGAAGCTGTCAAGACTGGTAAAGGAATGATGGCTGCCGCACAGAACGCTTTGCAGACGGTGAATCTTATTGACTTTATCATAACCAACATATACAATGCCATAAAAGCCATGCAGCAGATAATCGCATCCGTGTCCAACCTTATGGATTCTATGGGTAAGGATACCGATAGCGGTTTCATGCGCGAGATGAACCAGTTCTCGGAAGCTATGGGTGTTATGAATGAGGGTGTGAAGAAATCATGGGATTCATTCAAAAGTGGTGATTTATTTGGTGCGATAGGTTCGGCTATATCCATGCCGCTTGATGTTATCGCTACGTTTAACAGACAGCATGACAAAAGACTTCAAAAGCATATAGAGAATCTTGAATTTGAATCAAAGAAACTGACCAATATCTATAATATGCTTGAAAAGGAATTTGAGCACATTATAGACCCGGCAAAACTTGATGAGGTGACATCCAAACAGGTGTCAAATTTGAAAGAACAGTTGCAAATTCAAAAGGATATTCTAGCAGCCGAAGAAGATAAGAAAAAGTCCGACAGGGAAAAGGTAGAAGGATACAAACAGACCATAAAAGAATTAGAGTACGAGATAAGATATTATACAGAAACGCTTGCAAGTGAATTGTACAGCATTGACTTGAAAGACTGGGCTAGTCAGATAGGTGACGCTCTTGTCGAAGCATGGCTGAAAGGGGAAGATGCAGCTAAGGCGTACAAGAATACCGTAGCGGACGTTATGAGAGATGTTGTTAAGAGTTGGGTACAGCAACAATACATAGAAAAGGCAATGCAACAGGTACAGACCACATTGTTCGGAGCAGACGGCAAAGGTGGTATGTTTGCGGATAACAAGATAGATAAGGATGAACTTATAATACTAGGAAATGTAATGGGTTCATTGGAATCAGCCTTTGCGGAAGCCGGAGGTGTAGTCAATGAGATAAACAACGCCCTTGGTGGTATGCTTACCGAAACGGAGGAAAATGCTGAAGGTCTGTCCAATGCCATTGCAGGAGTTGACGAGAATACATTCAACCAGGCATTGGGTTATCTTAACGGAATGAGATACGAAATGGTTGTACAAAGCGATCTACTCCGTCAATTGGTATCGTTAAACGGTGGTTCGGCAGGAACGGGCGGAATAAACATGACAGTCATACAACTGGCACAGCTTGAAGTTCTCAAGCAGCAGCTTGCCGCAACTATGGCGATAAAGACAGCACTCCTAAGTGTCGTTTCCATTGCCCCAAGGTCAGGCGGAAATGCGATAAAGGTTATAATTGACTAAAACAAACGCCCTGCTAGCTTCACAGTTGGCAGGGCGTTCCAGTTTGATTATGAACAAAAAAAAATCCAATCACTTGAGGTGCTTAGCGGAATCGAACCGCTGTTGTCGGTTTTGCAGACCGTTGACTAAACCACTCATCCAAAGCACCGATTGTGATGCAAATATAGAAAATTATTTTTTAAAACTAGATGGTTTCTAAGACTATTTTTGTTATTTTTGCACTAATAAACAATGTACACGAATGGCTATATCTAAATATTTTATAAAGAAAGGAAGCGATACGGCAAAGGATTTGTATGCCACATACAGGCTGTATATACTTGAAAGCAAGGGATTATGGGATTTGCCGACAAGAAAGGAAGCCTATGCCGAAAAATGGTATGACAAGAACGGTCAGAAGGTGTACGAACCTGTCACGCCTGTTTACCAGCCAACGGAAGGAAGCATAACATTTGCCGCTTTGGGAGATGTGGAAACGGTAAAGACGAATATCCGTTCGTTCTATTCATATATAACCAATGTGATACCTGCCACTCCCGGTACGCCATACGGTTCATCCTCTTTCTCTATATGGAATGATGTATGGGGAGAATCGGCAAAGCAGGTGATAAGATGCACGGGTTTTGAAACAGGCGCAAAGATGAGTTATCAGGACGTTCAGGACTTGCAGAACCCGGACCGACTTGTGTCCGCCTATACATTTTCGTTAAATTTCAGTATTGACCAACCAACGCTTTAAAGACCAATGATTTTACAGATTAAAAGAGGAAATAGGGTTATTGCGGAGAGTGCTGATTTTTCATACAGCCCGTCTTTGCAGGAAGTGAGAAAATTGACTTGTGAAGTCGTTTCCGTTGTTCCGATAGAGTTCAAGGCATACAACTCAAAGAGTGAATCGGAATACGATACAGTCGTATATAACGGTAATACATTCATCCTGTACCAAGCCCCATCGGGAGATAATCTTAACGAAGCAGGAAAATACAAATACTCCCTTCTGTTTTACGGTAAGGAGGTGCTTTTGCAGAATGTAGCATTTCTTGACATAGTAAGCGGAACAGGTGGGGAAATAAATAAGATAAGATACACTCATGGCGGTCTGTTCCAGTTCTGGGGTGATGCAAAACAGCTTGCCGCACGTATAGAAGCAAATATAGAATCTTACAATGCGTCATTGGGTGCAGGATATACAGGCATTGGCACATGGACGCTCAACGTGGATGCGGAAGGCGAACTGACGGAGGATATGATTGATATAACCGATGGGACCAACCTGTTTGAAGCATTGAAGAACTTCTATGACAAGTTTTATCTCAATTATTACTTCTCAACGACAGCGAACGGTGGGATAATAACCATTACGGACAAGACAAGACCGTCCGTAAACTGGACATTCAAGCAGGGTGACGGTGGGGGTGCTGTAAAAGTTTCCTCTTCCGTAGATACAAGTACACCTGTCATAACCCGAATCATACCACAAGGTGGAAGCAGAAACGTTCCGCCTGAATACAAGAAGGACGCTAAGCCTGCCGATGAATCACGTTATTGCCCGTATATCCTTCTTCCGAATGATTCCGCAGGGAATATAAGATATTATATTGACAGCGAATACGGATTGAAGAACTATGGTGTGAGAGGAAAAACCATATCAAATACATTCAGTGGGATATATCCTTCCATCAGAGGAAAAAAACTTGGTGATTTGTACCCGTCAGGACTTCCCGAATGGGATACATACAAGGCGGACGGAGAACCCGATCCTCAATCGGGTAAGGTGGCAGGTGAGGGAGCGAGCGCAGCAACACGGATAGACAAGATTATCGGTTCTACTCCTATAAAGAGTGATGATAGTGACAGTTTCTTCATTTATATGACCTCTCCCGGATTCAACCTAGGGTACAAGGTATATGAGGACGGTGATTCATCCGACAAGATAAATGACAACGTGCAGCCCCAGTACAAGCCCCATGCTATGTTTGACAAGTACAGGGATTTTGAGAGTTTTGATATATATGGTACAAGGGCATATTATGACCAGCCTGTAAAGGTTACTGCCACATTCTCCGGGAAGATGCTTTTCAGTATATTACCTATAGGAAGTGATGCTGTAGGGAAAAAGGTGAAGATTAATCTACGTATGGTTACGAACCGTGTATTGGGTCAGGCTTCTCCTTTGAAAGAGGTTGTTATCGGAGAGGAAGGTGCTACTGGTATGCTTGAAATACCTTACGACAAGACCTCTCTTGTAGGATATATAGAAAAAGGTCAGAATACGACAGTTACCATACGTGTTGAGTTCACGTTTGATTCTGACGTTCCTGCCGGAAGCTGTAAGATAGGCTTTAGTGAGGAAATGACCTGCAACATACATTTCGGTAATCAGGACGGTTCACAGGACAGGTTCTATTACAAATACGCTTCTGTGACGGACGCGGTGTTCAGTATGCGTACAGGAACTTATACAGGAACGGAATTTAAGATAAACAAAAACGGTATTATTCCTCTTTATGGTGAAGTGAACGGTGATACGGGGGAAACGGAAGAGGATGTTGCCATGTTCAACAAGGGGGCACGATATAAAATATCATGTTACAGAACAGATAGCGACAATGCCAAACTTCCCCTTTATACGGATGGTAAATCTCCTTCAATTGCAGCAGGAACGGAGTTTGTCATTCTGAATATCGTCATGCCCGAATCTTATGTGACAATGGCTGAGAATACGCTTGAAAAGGCGGCTCTTGACTACCTGTCAAGATATGACCATGAGAACCGAACCGTTTCACTTGACATATCTAGCGGATTTGTCGCAGAGCATCCTAACCTTTTCATTGACTTCATAGAAGGAAATATGCTAAAGGTAAGGGATGATGGAATAGGCGTGTTCGATTTCTCTGATAACGGTCAGATAGTGGATATGCAGTTACAGATACAGTCTTTGGAGATTAAATATTCCAAGGAGAATATGTTCCCGTCATATTCATGCACCATTGCAAGAAGAAAGATACTGTCTTTCTATGAACGGCTGGCACAGGAGAATCAGACTGCTTCAACACAGAATACGACAAATGTAACATTGGGTGGAAGTGGTACGGGAAGCGGAACAAATATTTTCTCTGAACAGCTACTTAATGACCTTATTGCATCGTTTCAGAAGTTCAACGGATGGTTTGAATGGGATGAAGTAAACCAAGCGTTACGATGCAAGTCAGCGTTCTATACAAACCAATGGATATCAGCGTTGGGCGCACAGAGTGGTAGCGGAGAACCGGGAGGTGGTGAAGGCGGACTGATTAAGGCCGTGTACGGATTTGCCGATTTAGGTAAGACGTTTGACGATTCCAACCTTAGCAATACATTCAACGCATATACCATCAACGAGATATGGAAGCTAGCCAAGGAAGGCGGAATGAATACGGACAAATTGTGGCAGGAGTTGGGAAAGGATGATCCGACAAAGAAAATTCACATATCCCATCTTCCTGACAATAAATTTGTAACGCTTGATACGGAACAGACAGTTACTGCAAGCAAGATATTCACTGGTCAGTTGTCTACGGCAAATGTAGTTCCTAGCGTGAACAACGCATCCACACTTGGTCTTGAATCGAAGAGATGGGAGAATATTTATGCTGTAGATGCCAACATAAGCGGAACGGTAAAAACACAGGCGTTGCAGGTTGGCGATATAAAGATTATATATGATTCCGTAAACAAGGCAGTAACATTTGAGCATATAGATGGAAGTACGGAAATAGGCTTCTATACCAGAGGATGGATTTCCGCTTTAGGCGTATCGCCTGGAGGAAGCGGAGGAAGCGGTGGTGACGGACTTGTGAAAAACGTATATGGTTTTTCCAATCTCGGCACAACCTTCTCCGATTCAGACCTTGACAATACGTTTAATGCGTACACGATAAAGGAGATTTGGAAAATGGCGAAGGAAGGTG